TTTTCTATCATTTTTTTCTCTTTTTACCTTTAGTATGTCTCCCCATATACCACTCTCCTGGTTCGTAGTCCCATTTTTTACCGTGATGCCCTCGGATATCAGCATAAAGCATTCTTAGTTTAACTATTATTTTTTTTAATCTTCTGATCATAATTTTTATTTTTTCTTTTTGCTATCTTGCATTTTTCTAATTTCTAAATCACAATAATGTTTAATTTTTTGTAAATCTTCAATACCATTTTTATATGGGTATCTCAAAACATATTTTATGACATTACCTTGAAAAAAAGTAAGTTCATTTTTAGAAATGAATTCATAGGGTTGTATTAAATAATGTTGATAATGATTTCCTCCAATTTGTGTATCTTCTGGAAAAGTTTCATCAAACATGATTTTATCTGACATAGTTAGCCTCGTATTGTTTGTAATATTTTCCTAATGGAAAATTATATTGATGATAGGTACCCAACAGATGGAGTGTGCTTTTGGATCTAGTGGCACCTGTATACCAAACCCTAAGTTCTTTTACTTTATCTGCTAAATTTTTTTTATCGAAGTGTGATGGAAAATTACATTTACTTGCCAGGACAACGTTATCTGCTTCACCACCCTTAACTTGATGTATTGTGTCTATGATTATTTTTGGGGGTTGATTAAGATCTACACCTTCACTCATAAGTTTTTGAAAATATTGTTTATCCTTATCTTTAAATTTTCTCTTAAATGCTTGATTCCACAGACCTTTTTGATCTCTCATACCACACCTTAAATGTAATTCATCAAAAGTAAAGACTTGGTTCGGGTGTGCAAAACTCCATTTTTTACTGTCCGTTGACCGGTATCCGTGGTCAATGTTTAACAAAAACTCATACATGGTTACAGCTTCTTCTCTAGTAATACTTCCACCTTCACATATCTTCTCCCAATAATTAATTGCTGAGAATTGATTCGGATCAAATGACTTATTATTTTTTTGATCTTGATAATATAATCCTAGGTTTCTGGCCTCCTGTTGGAGCTCTCTTTTTACATCATTAATTCTAGCTAACACCATCCAACTTCCTTTCATAGTCCAAGGAACTTTTTTTAATCCATTCCATCTATAAATAGCACCTTCTTTACCATTAGAATAAAACTCTTTAGGTATACGATTATCACCCATAGAATTTAATAAACCTTTAGAAAAAAAATGTATGTCTTTATTTAATCTTACACTTCTCTTTAACACTAATGATTTACCTGGAAAGGTTTGAAATAAGTTTACATCAGCACCATTCCATTCATAAATAGCTTGGTCATCATCACCTGCAATATAAACTCTTTCAACTGCACCTGCCATTTTGACTACCATATCCCACTGCAGGGGGGTTAGATCCTGAGCTTCATCAACCATTAAAACTTTAAACGGAACTACAAGTCCATCATCAATAAACTTTTTTACCATGTCTGTGAAATCTAATCTGTCCGCTGTTCGGTGTCCGTCATCCGTTTCAATAACCTTAAACTCTTCGTAACCTGCTATAATAGATTTAAACTGTTGAAGTCTTACTGCTTTTCTTGGTTGTTGTTTATACAATGACACAGGATCTACCTTCATGTTTCTCGCTCTATCGTAAATTTGTAAAGACCAATTGTTATATACTTTTTGATCATCCCAAGTATCTTTGTAACCAACCTTCACTGTTCCATACTGAGTGTGAAATGTTAGTAGATCTGCCTTAGGATCTAAAACGGGAATTTCAGCAAACTGTTGTCGAGCCAGAGAATGTAGTGTTCTAAAATATGAGAAAGCATCTTCGTCATAACCTTTAAACTTTTGTCTAACTCTTGCAACACATTCATTTACAGCTTTGTTAGTAAAAGATACGTAACAAATTTCGTCTGGAGAATAACCTTTCTCCAGATACCTTTTAACTCTTTTAAGTAAGTTCTCTGTTTTTCCTGTTCCTGGTGGTCCAAAAATTTTAATTGTCTTCCCACGCAGCTGTTGCTTTAGTAAATTTGACATCTTTGTTTTTATGCTCCGTTTGTTTTGGTAAAACTACAACCCAATGTCTAGTTTGTATTCCCTTGAACTTAGCTTTAGGTAAAGCTTTTCCTTGCTCAAGAAACCTAGTACATTCTTTTTCGTTCCAGTTATAACCCATTTTTTTCATAAAAGATCTGAACGTTTCAAGTTTAAATCTCATCTCATCTTCATCTTTCCAAATATTCCCAGAATCTATTTGATCAAATTCTGTAGTGTCTTCAATATCTTCAATGAATTTTGTCATTCTAGAGTTAAACACATCTTCCTGCTCTTCTCCTGCATTAAACCCTTCCATATCTTGTTTGTTAGTTATTAATTCCTCTAACCAATCTCTGTATGGATCTGGATCTCTTTTACTTGGTTTAAGTGATCTCCAAACAATATCGTAGTTAAGTAATTGTTCACCCAACAACTGCTGTTGGTATAATTGTTTTGTACTAAGTCTAATTGATTTACCTTGAATAGGTAAAATCCAATAAGGTTCTGGATAAGAATTTACTTTTAAAAGCTTACCAACCTCAGGCAAAGCTTCATTGTTACCAATCCCATGTTTACGTTTTAAACACGTGCTTGACGCACAATGCATTCTTGCAATAGAAGTTTTACACTTATAGGCATATTCTTTATTCTCAACACCCTTAAAAATATTATTTAATTCTTGTGGATGTAAAGGTTCTGAACAAACCTTAGTCATTAAATTTCTAGTCCAATCCTCATACATAATTGGATCTGGGTTTATTTTTTTAGCTAACACAGCAACGTTAAACATTGCATCATTACGACCTTCACCTTTTTGAACTTTGTTTTTCATAAAGTTTACAACACAAGGTGGAAATTCTTTAGTCTCATCATCTTGAAATATTTTAAGCTTATGAAACTCTTTAGGATTTAATCTATACTCAGAAACAAACTTATATAAGTTTTCTAACTTAATTGAATTGCCATCATTGTCCATAGCATTCCTAGTCGTCTGGTGAGCTTTTTGATAAGGTAAGTTTACAAAGTTACCTTTTCTTTTTTTATTCCAATCTTCCGGTGTCAGGTCTACTTCATCCTGTGCCGGATAAATATCTGTTGTTGTATCATTAACACCAAGATCTGATGCTAGTTCAATTAATTTTTTTCGCATTGAAGATGCAGGAACTACACCATCAATAAATAAAACTAAATGGAGTCCGTTGGATTTTGATCTGAATGGGATAAGTGGGTATTTTCTTTTTCTGATGACCGATATAACTTCCTTATGTTGTATGTTATAACGATCAATATCGATGACACCCCAACTGCATGTATTATCATCTCGAATGGGAACTGATCCATAGTATTTTTCTCCTTTTAAATGTTGTAACCAATCTTCCCTGGTCATAGGCCTAGGCTCAACCCAATGTTTAAATTCTTGCTTACCATCTCGACCTCTTGTTTGGCCCAATGGTTTTGAAGCACCAAAATATGTAATAGAACCCTGGAAGAGTTCTACAAACTCCTCCAGGGTGTTGTCAAGTATGTCCATACTAGAATGGTGATTTTTCTACTTGCTGTTCTTCTTTACCGTGGTTAACTCTGATAGAACCTTTTTTGCATGATTCGTAAAAATCATGAGCTCCTTTGAGTGTGTCTTCGCTCTTCACTGTACCTATATGCTCAATCTCCCAACCATACCAAGAACCTAAATTGTTTTTCTCTAAAACAGTTTTAAGTGTGTACAATTGAGTAAAGGGCGCAGGTCTGAAAAAACCTGTACCATCTTTCTTTTTTTGTCTCAAAGACATCATCATTGAATTCCATTTTTTGGATTTCTTTCTTTGAGTAGATTTCATAGTAATCAGAGCAGTAGAAGATTTTTCTGGTTCCACTATTGTTACATAATGAGAAGCAGTTTCTTCTATGTAGTTACCATTTTCAAGTCTATCCTTGCCTTTTTCATCTCTTGTCGTCTTAGACATGATATCTGAATCAGCTGAATAAACATTTACTGGAGCAACAGAACCTTTATCTCTATCTCTCCATTCGATGTACTCTAATTTATAGAAACAAGGGATAACTTTCATTCCCTCAGCGCCATTATAAAGTTCATCGGTTACGGTGTTATAGATCATTCCAGGTCTTGCATCAGCTATAAACTGACTATCTCCTTGTGTTACTTGAGGAGATAATTGTCCCAGAACTTTTAGAAATGGTAATGCTAGACTCTTTGAATCTACATTATCAAATCCTTCGTCTGCAAATGACTCAATATTAATGTTGTTAGTCACTGCACCTGCTTCTTTTTTAACCGCTACTTGGCTTTGTTGTTCGTCTTTTACTATCATATTATTACCTATTATTTAGTTGTTATTTTCGTTTTATTTGCGATGTACACACCAAACAAATCAAAAGGTAGTTCTTTACCACCTTCAACTTGCTCTTTAACAAAAGCCTTTAAAGTCATAGGTTCAACTTTTTCTTTTTTACTATAGTTGAATCCATGATCCTCACAGACCTTTATTAATTCAGAGACTTGGTTGTCTTGTCCTCTATTGAATGATGCAGTAACGGTGTTCTTAATAATATCTTCGAACCCTTTACCTCTCAACCAACTGAAGGCTTCCTCAACACGTGACTCAGGAATTTTTGCTGCATAGAATGGTTTAACCTCTACGGTAGAACCATCACTTAACTTCAACAAAGATACACCTGCTTCCTGCATCATCTCTGGAATTATTCTCTCTTCTAATTCTCTAGCTTTATGCTTTAAAAGAGAAATTCTTTCTTCTTCATTTTCTATGGTTTTTTTTAACTTATTATAGTCATTACATTTATCGGTAATTGACTTAACACTATCTTGACTAATGTCTATATTAGACATCTTTTCTATATCTAAATGTTCCATATTTCCTCCTGTTGTAGCATATAAATTATTAATTTGATCTTTGCAAGAAAAAAATATAAAAAGTTTTCAAGATGTGGAAATACCCTTATAAGACCAAACCGTACGAGCATCAACGGAATGCTTTAAACGAATCAGCTGAAAAAAATAACTGGGCTTATTTTATGGAAATGGGTACAGGTAAAACAAAAGTAACTATTGATAATATTGCTTTTTTATATCTACAAAGAAGAATTACATCTGTTTTAATTATTGCACCTAAATCTGTTTATACTAATTGGGAAAGTGAAATAGAAATCCACATGCCCGATGTATTAAAACACAATATATTTAAATGGAATTTAGATAAACCAAAAGATTTTCATAAAATGAACGAATCAAAAGATCTAAAAATCTTTTTAATTAACGTAGAAGCTTTATCAACCAAGAGAGGTTTTGAAGCTTGCGCAGACTATCTTAAAAAAAATAAATTAAATTTTGTAGTGCTGGATGAATCAACCACAATAAAAAACCGATCAGCAAAAAGAACAAAAAACATTTTAGGATTAGGAAACCTATCCCATATAAAGCGTATACTAACAGGATCCCCAATAACAAAATCTCCATTAGATCTATTTACACAATGTGCGTTCTTAAGTCCAGAATTATTAGGTTTCAGTAGTTACTTAGCTTTTAGAAATAGATATGCTGAAATGACAGATATTCCAGTAGGTTCAGGTAGGTTTATTTCAGTACCTAAATACTACAAAAAATTAGAAGAGTTAGAAGAAAAAATGAAAACTTTTGCTACCAGAATACGTAAAGATCAGTGCTTAGATCTTAAACCAAAAGTAAGGTTAAAAAGATACATAGAACTTGATGGGGAAGGTAAAAAAATATATGAAAGATTAAAACATCATGCCTTAGCTATTGTTGGGGACAGTACCGTATCTTTCTCTAATAAATTAACAGAGATTATCAAACTACACCAGGTGTGTAATGGTTTTACAAAAAATGATGATGGTGTTGTACTACAATTACATAAATCAAAATTAAATGCATTAGATGAAATCTTAGAAGAAACTGATGGCAAAATAATTATATGGGCAAACTATTTATACAACATTCATGAGATAAAAGATTTTCTTATAGATAAGTATGGTCCAGAATCTACAGTATGTATTTTTGGAGAAGTCAGCGTAGAAGATAGAAAGAAAGCTGTGGAGAGAATACAAACAGATCCCAAGACAAGATTCCTAGTAGGTAATCCAACAACAGGAGGTTTTGGTTTAACTCTCACTGCCTGTAATACAGTTGTCTATTATTCTAATAATTATAACTTAGAAGTCCGAATGCAATCAGAAGACCGTGCTCATAGAATGGGCCAAAAAGGTACTGTTGTTTACATTGACATTGTAGCAAAAGGTACATTGGATGAAGCTATCATGAAATCTTTAACCAGTAAAGGAAAGCTTGCCGCTAAAACTTTGGGTGAAGAAAAACTTATGAGTTGGTTATTATAATTATTGTATTGATAATTTATTAAACTGCTCCACTCTTTCTAAAAATTTATCTCCGTATTCTTTTAAATCAGCTTCGTTCATTTTAAATTCTTGATATTGAAGAGCTCTCGTACAGATGGATATTACACCTTGTTCTATAGGTCCATAATTTTTAGTATGTGCTAAATAATAGGCTCCAAGTTGATACTTATAATCATCTACCCATTCTTCTTTTTTAGGTTTATTAGATTGTTTCCAGTCTACAATACTTGGCTTTCCGTAAGCTACACACGATAAGTCTGCAGTACCTGCAAATTTATTTTCATACTCTAAACTTATTTCATTACCCCATACCTCATCTATTTTAATATTATCTAAAATTGTTTTAGCCATCATTCTAGGTTTATTACCTTCTTCAGTGGCGTTGTAATAACCTTGTCCTGTTAAATGATATTCAAGAACCTGGTGCATCTCTGTTCCGATTGTTGAAGCTTGTCTCATTATTCTATCGGCCTCCGCATCTCCTATTTTTCTTCGCCAATTATCTAAAAAACGTTTGTCTTTGGTTGCACTAAGTATAGTTGTTACACTTGGGACTTTAATATTATCTACTAAATATTTACGTCCTGTTGTATCTGAAAATCTATTGTAATGTTTATACGGGTATTTTTTAATTAATTTCATTCAGTAACATTACTGAACCATATTTAAAAGTAAAGCAATAATTATCCCTAATGCTCCACCTACTATCATTTTTTCTAACCTAAAAATTCTTTCTTTAACTTCTTTAATTTGTTCGAATGTTTGTTTTTGCATAAGTCTACACAACTTTTCATGAGATTCAATTTTAGTTAATGCTGAATCTTTTCTAGGCATTATACTTGGCTCTCTCTTCTTTGCGCTGCTGCAATACTTGTGGTATCATTTGGAAACATTGCTGCAATATCTTGTGAAGACACTTGTCCGGTGTTCGGTGGCGCTGGTGCTTGAGGCGCTTGAGCTACAGGGTTTTCAAGTTGTAAGTCATCCATAATCATTGTTCTTTCTTCTGCTTCAATTGGAGCTTCTTCAGTATCAACCATAGCCTCACTATTAGTAGCTGTTTGTAAAAATTGTACTGCGTTGTTGTCTGTTTGTAAGTCTCCAGAACTACCTGAGAAATCTTGTGCAAACATAATTTCGTAGTTTTGTTTAGGTATTGTTTTTTCATCATAAATAGGTGCTGGAACTAATGCATCTAGTTGCCCCATTCTTTCAGTAATCTCTTCTGGTGTTACAGTTTTAGGATTTACTCTAGGTATATCCGCATCACTTTCATTTAAATAATTAACGAGTCTTGCGAATGCTTCTCTTTTTTGAGTAAGGCCTAGTCTACCAACAACTCCTGGCGATTTTAAAATATTCGCTGCTGTTTGTATATCTCTACCTTTAAAGTAACGTCTTCCTATACCAAGAACTCCTGGCACTCCGTTACCAACTTTTTGACCCATTAATAATTTAATTTGTTCGTCAGGATTAAGTGCATCATTAAAAGCTCTCATAGCTATTGGATCTGTAAGTATTTGACCTGCACGTCTACCAAGTAATATAAATAACGCTGGTGCAAATGGGTTAACTGCAGCAGAACCCCCAAGAACTAAAGCTCCTGTTAAAGAACCTAAACCGCCTAACTGTAATCTTCTTTGCATAAAAGTAGAAGTGTCTGCGATTGGAGTATCTGATATTGCCTTCATATATGTTAAAAACTTTTCAAATTCTTTTGCCTGTCCTCTACCACCAAGAATAGCTATCATTTTTTCTTTTGCTACATCATCAGTAGCATCACTTATTCCAAGTTCTCTCATAAATTTATTTATATTAAAACTTGATGTATCTTTTGGACTAAATCTAATCTTAGATGCATCAAAAATATTATTACCAAGCTTTACCTTATCAATACTAAAATCTAAAACTTGATCTGTTCCGGTTCCTTTTTGAACCATTGATTCCATGACATCTACAGTACCATTTATACCCGCTCTCACAGTAGACTCATTCATAATTTCGTCAATCATTGTTCTACCTGCGGGAGATGAAGCTGAATCAAAACCTTTATAGAATGAATTAAACATCCATCTTGCTTTTGAAGCATTATATAATGCTTCTCCACCACCTTTAGTAACTCCTATTGCTTTACCTGTTTTTTTAGAAGTTATTTTATCAGCACCCAGTAATTGTCTAAATTGTGTTATGGCTGTTGAATCACCACGTGTAAATACATCGTTTGCTAAATCATTAAAAAATCTCTGTGATTTTTTCTTTTCCATTCCACCAATACCTGCCAAAGCTTTGTTTGTGAATGTAGTTGCATTGTACTCTTTAAATATTTTTGTAGCATTTGCTCTTTGATAAAAGTTCATTAAAGTTGAGAAAGTATCGTTTGCACCATATAATTTATCTCTTAAACCTTCTGCTGTTTTAATTCTGAACGCCATGTCTGCTTCTGCTGCAGCAGGATTTGATTTTTTTAATGTTTCATAAGCTGCTTTAACTGCGTCATCTTTTAAAAAAGTTTCTTTTGTAAGATTTCCACCAAATGAGTTAAGATCATTTTCAAGAGCTTCTCTTATAGACCACAAAGTAGGTCTAATATTGTCGTAGTTTGTTTCTCCTATTGCTCTGTTTAATGTTTCCATCATTCCTTTGTATTGTTTTGGTGTCACAAAGTCGTCAATCTTGTTCATGTATCTAAAGAATAATGCTAAGGGATCTCCTGTGCCTTGTAATTTTTCTAAGGCTTTCATGTCAATATTACCCATAGTGTCTTCTGCATATCCTCTTAATCCTGGATATTTCATAGAAAGTTCATCTACATAATTTTTAGCCATAAATTTTACATGGCCTGTAGGAATAACTTTTGGGTTACCAATTGTATCTGCTAAAGTATCGAAAGCTTTGTAACTCGCATTAATTAAATTACTATTTTGTTTAAATGCTTCGTCAGCTTGTTTCCAAACAGTTGCTGATAACATACCTGTTTTAATAAGTGGACCGTATTTTAATACTTCATTGTTTAAATAATTTCTACCCGCTGCTTGTTCAGCACCTTGTAAAGCTTCTTTACCAATACCGTTAATAAAAGGCATAATACCAAGTACCTTAAAATACTTAGCAGCAAAACCACCAAGAAGACCCGTACCTTCTTGTGCAGTCATTATCATCGGAAGGGGTAAACCTTTGTCTCTTGCTATGTTAACTAATTCTTTTGCATTTTTTGATTTAGCACCAATCATAAGTCTTCCAACTTTACCTAAACCTTTTGTAATAAAAGGTGTCAGTGTTGCGGCACCAGCGTTCCAAGCCAAAGCTGTAAACATAGAATCAGCAGCGTTAGCCATCATATCTGTATTAACTTCTTTTGGACTCATATTTTCCATGTCAGAAGCTATTGCATCCATAGCAGCAATCCCAACAGTTTCATTTAACATATCGTAAGTAACCGAACCTGCACCTGCTCCTGCAGTACCCCCTAATACAGAATAAACTTCTGCTCTTCCCAGTGGACTAGCTAATACTCTACCAACAGTTGGGTCTGCTACTTTTGCAAGTAATTTTGTAAGGCCACCTAATAATTTAAATCTTCCTGGTAATTTTGCAGTTAGTTTATCTGAAAAGTTGCTAAACATTTTAGTTCTAGCAAACAAACCTGTTGATTTATCTCCCGGTACTTTTGATTTAGCTGCACTAAATATTTTCTTTCTCATCATAACGTAAGGTGTAATTGATCCTATAAGATCTCCAGCAAGGACTGCTTCTGATCTACCATCTAATGAGCTTCCTGTTTGTTGTAATCTTACACCAATAGGATTTTTAACCGCAGCATTCATTGTTGCTGCATCT